GGCAGATTAATTGTGTCTCCTAGCCTCAATGAGCAAATCATAGCGGTTCGTAAGGACTGTATGAATTGTGATTGGAATTCATACCCTACTAAGATACCTGAAACTATTCGTTAATGCCCGATCTAAACCTAGCAATTCTCTCAGTAGTTTCAAAGATGCTGTAAATTACTAAGCCGGGGAAACCTAACCTAGTCAAAGGTTTAGTTACATCACTGGCTATAGTTAGAAATCTAACAGCACCTTCGCCTGCTATTGGCATCTTAGCATCTTCTCTTGCTTCGATTCTACTGGCTAATCCAGCATAGAAGTTATCGTTTTGATTGGCTGCTTGATATGCAGCGTCAAGCATTACACGGTATGGCGTTCTTTCAGCCATGGCCTTAGCGCGATCTGCTTTCCAATCATCGTATGATTGAGGCTTCATGCTGTATTGCCACCTTCTGGAGTTGAGTTCATTGCGTTTGCAACTCTTGTTAGATACTCACCTTCAGAGAAGTTAGGGTCTTTACATAGGAACTCAACATTTACTGGAGGCCATCCTCTTTGCGTATTCCCTTCGTTTGTTTCATTAGTAAAAGTCATTCCTATTTCTGCAAATGTTTGGCTATAATCGATAACTACTCTGTAGCAATGAAGTCCTGGTCCTGTAATAGAATCCATCGAACCCCAAGAAGTAACAGAAGCCAGAGTAGGCATTCCAATCAGTTCGTTTATTGATGATGCAGGAGTAAGTGCGCCATTTGTTATTGTAGCTGCATTTTCCAATCCTTGGTTATACATTCTTTTCTCTGCATAGATTGTTTGTGCTTTGCTTGGCCATCCAGAGTTTAACCCTTCGATGTTATCGAAACCAACTAAAGCCTCTGCACGATCTAATCCCATCATCCTAAAGTCTGTTAATACGGCAGAACTAGCGTTTGCGATGTTTGTATTGTTAAGAGGTCGAGTAAATACAAAGATGTATTCTTCTATTTGGTCAAAACTATTTCCATCTTGAGAATAACCTAAAGGAACAGGTGAAGTTCTTTGAACCGACAAGTTGATCGGTTGCATTACTTCATTTTCTTTTGTCATAAAAGAAAGGTCAATCAGTTGATACTGAATGAATGAACCTGCTAGTCTCGAATCAAAAGCGCCAACGGTACCGGACCAAATGATTTGGTCAACTCCATTCTTAGTGTATTGAACGGTTGTAGGTCCAAAGGATCCTTCTAATCTTGTGACATCAGTTTGAACAGGCCCAAAGTCTACATCAATCAATCTAGTATCTTTGTCTATAATCCGTGCCATCATCCTCACCTCTTTCCTTTAGTCTTCTGGGCTCGCTTGTAGGCTCTTGACATCTTTGCGAGGTCAAGCATTCCCTTTCGCTTTCCAGACTTAATTCTAACTTGATTCGATTTTTTCCCGATATATTTCTGCCAAGCAGACTTAGTAACCTTACGAGCCTTCTTAACACCAGTAGCAACAATTTCTGCACCCGCCTTCTTTGCTTGTTTGCGTGCTTCTCTCTTAGCACCTTCCACAAACAGTTCTCGCAACTCATCAAGAGTGCCTTCTACTTTTACCAAGTAGAAACACCTCAAGCGACATTGCCTGTCTGTGTCAGAACTAACGCCATGTAGTCCTTGGCTGATGGGCGTACGATGCGGCCTTTGATGCGAAGTGTAAAGTTTAGTGTTCCTGCACTGGCTTCATTTCTAAGCCATAGTGTCTTCGAAACGATTAGAGGAGTAATTGAACTGAATGATTCCTGATGATACATTGCTAGGTTGGACAAGTCAAAGGTTTGACGAGCAACATACAATGAACTACGATCCGAATGAGATACAAACGCTTGAATGTTTGAATCTGCTAGTTGGAATAAACATTCTGCATCTGCTGGGAATGCCTGGGTTGGATCTAGAACTATGTCGAGTTCGTGGATCTCGAATGCCTCGTTGTCAGCAATGTCAACATAATCTGTCATGTCTAATGCTGAGTTGTCTGCTGTTGTGTCTGCTTGTGTCAAGATGTAGATCTCGAAATCTCTGGTAAGTGCTTTTGCCATGATGGGCTGTCCCACAATGAAGACTATAAACTAATGCAATTCCTTATCTTGAACAGGTGGGCTGACGCAAAGGCCAATTCCACCCCGCAGTGGGCCTTTTCTCCATACCTTCTTATAGGGGTGGGTCCACCCGAAACTGAAAGGAGTGAACCCAATGAACCGAAAAACGAAAATTAATGTTCTTTTACCATTCAAAATGGTCGGAGAATTAGAATCCAGAGCGAGAAACAATAAACGATCTAGTTTTATCGAGGATGCAATTCGTTCTAAACTTGATGATGCAGATTCTTTTGATATTAGTGATTTCGATGACAAAAAGATAGCTGCAATTTTAGTTAGTAGATTGTCAGATAATCCTACAGGATATGAGAAACTAATTGTATTGTGCATACTGGAGTGGATGAATCAATGAGGTCTTTTGATTTCCAACCGGGAGATGGATCTAGATACTTCATCCAACTGTTTGAATCTGAACATGGTGGTATATTTGTTATCAATCATGAAGAATCGATGTGGCGTTACCACCCAGGTAATCAACTCAAGTTTCTCCTGGGTAACAATAACAAATATACTCACAAAGCCATCTGGGATTTCTTGGAGGCGAACCTATGATGTTAACTAATCTCAATAAAGATATTCAATGCCAAGTTTGTTGGTCAATGGTCTTTGCTGGTGATGAGCGATGTATTGTTCATCATGATGATGGAGACTTACTTTGTTGCATTCTATGTGGCGCAGCAGCAGAAAGAGTAGGATGGTGTATTTCAGTATGAAGTGTTTCGAATGTGGATCTAAGTGTCTAACTGTGTATCTTAATGCTAGAGGCAGATTAATTGTGTCTCCTAGCCTCAATGAGCAAATCATAGCGGTTCGTAAGGACTGTATGAATTGTGATTGGAATTCATACCCTACTAAGATACCTGAAACTATTCGTTAATGCCCGATCTAAA